AAAAGGATGACCAATTCAATCCTCCTGTTGAGATGATGGAGACAGGGAACTTTGAGCGCGTTGAAAAAACAATTGATGTGTGGTATGAGGGTGTGATGGTAATGGGTACAAACATCATGTTGAAATGGGAGCTTGCTCAAAACATGGTTCGTCCTAAGTCCTCAGCTCAGCATGCATTGCCATGTTACTTTGCAGCAGCACCTCGTATGTATAAAGGTGTGATTGAATCTTTAGTTCGTCGTATGATTCCATTCGCGGATATGATTCAGATTACGCATTTGAAATTACAGCAGGTTATGTCACGTGTTGTCCCTGATGGTGTGTTCATTGATGCTGATGGTATTAATGAGGTAGACCTAGGTACAGGCGGAGCTTATAGTCCACAGGATGCGTTGCGTTTGTATTTCCAAACAGGTAGCGTTGTTGGTAGAAGCTTTACACAAAGTGGCGATTACAATAATGCTAAGGTTCCTATCCAAGAGTTAAGTACTAACTCAGGTGCATCTAAAATGCAGGTGTTGGTTTCTAATTACAACCATTACCTAGGAATGATTAGAGATGTGACAGGATTAAATGAGGCACGTGATGGCAGTATGCCTGACCCTAACTCATTAGTAGGATTGCAAAAGTTAGCAGCGGCTAACTCTAATACAGCTACACGCCACATCCTTGATGGCGCTTTATATATCTACCGTTCTTTAGCAGAAGCTTTGACTTATCGTGTTGGAGATATTTTAGAATATTCAGATTTTAAAAATGATTTTGCTAATCGTATTGGTAAGTATAACGTATCCATACTTAATGAGATTAAAGACTTATACATATATGATTTTGGAATTTTTATTGAAATCGCTCCTGATGAAGAAGAGAAAGCTCAATTGGAAGCCAACATACAAATGGCGCTGTCTAAAGGTGATATTAATTTGGAAGACGCAATTGATATTAGAGAGATTAAGAATCTTAAATTAGCTAATCAGCTATTAAAGATGAAGCGCGTCAAGAAGCAAGACACTGAGCAGAAGATGCAAATGCAGCAGCAAGCTATGGGCGCACAGCAGAACATGCAATCTCAGCAGATGGCTGCACAATCGGCTATGCAAAAGATACAGGCAGAGTCTCAGGCTAAGATGCAAATCAAACAGGCAGAGATAGCTTTTGAAATTCAGAAGATGCAGAAAGAAGCTGAGTTAAAAGCGCAGCTTATGCAGCAGGAGTTCCAATACAATATACAACTAGCTAAAATGAATAATGGGACTATGTCTGAAAGAGACATGAAGAAAGAAGAGGAGAAAGCTAGGCGTATTAGTATACAGAACACGCAGCAATCAAAGTTAATTGAGCAACGTAAGAATAACTTACCGCCTATCAACTTTGAATCTACTGAGGATAGTTTAGATGGCTTTGACTTAGGACAGTTTGGCCCAAGATAAGGATTAAATATTTTTGTATAACTTTGTAAAAATTAAATCAAATGGAAATTAAAGTAAGAGAAGTCGTTGGTACAGATACCAAAGGCGCAGTAGAAGTTGAAAAAGAGTTGCTTCAAAAACATGAAGAACAATTAAACGGTGAACCTGCAAAAACAGAAACACCTATAGTTGAAACTTCTGCGGAGCTAACTTTAAAAGACGAAGATGTTCTTTCATATATTAGTAAACGCTACAATAAGCAGATTAATTCTATTGACGAATTAGTTACGGAGCGTCAGCAGGCAGAGGATTTGCCTGAAGATGTTGCAGCTTATTTTAAGTTTAAAAAAGAAACAGGTCGTGGCATCCAAGATTACATGGAACTACAAAAGGACTATGACAATATGGACCCTGACCTTCTTTTAAAACAATACTACTTAGCTACGCAAGAAGGTGTAGAGGCAGAGGATGTTGAGGTGTTGATGGAGGAATTTAGATACGATGAAGATTTAGATGATGACTCAACAATTAAGAAAGCCAAGTTAGCTAAGAAGAAAGAGGTTAGTCAAGCTAAAAAATTCTTCAATGAACAGAAGGAGAAGTACCGTATGCCTGTCGAGTCGAAAGGCGCAGCGGTTCCTGAAAGTGAAAAGGGGGAGTACGAAGCTTACAAACAATATGTAGCACAAGCGAAAACCGAGCAAGAGGAAAGCGAGCGTAAACGCGCATGGTTTGACCAAAAGTCTGATGAGGTCTTTAGTAAAGACTTTAAGGGTTTTGATTTCACAATCGGCGACAAAACAATTACTTTCAAACCTGCAGATGCAGCTGAGTTACGTAAGGCCCAAGCGACTCCTATGAACTTCATTCAGAAGTTCTTGGATGACAAAGGGATGATGCGTGATGCAGCAGGTTATCATCGGGGACTAGCTATCGCTATGAATCCTGAAAAGTTTGCCAAGTACTTTTATGAGCAAGGACAGGCAGACGCAACAGATGATGTAATGCGTAAGACAAAAAATATAAATATGTCTGAGAGCAGAGCAACTGAAGTTATTAGTAAGGGAGACTTTAATATCCGAGCTGTTAATACAGATAACGGTAAGGGGTTAAAGATACGCTCACCGAAAAAATAATAAAAACAAAAACAAAAAACAATGGCTTTAGGTACATTAAACAATTTGCAACCGTCACCTCAGCAGGTGCCGACTGCTACAAACTACATTACCAACTTCAACTTCTTGAATCAGTATCTTCCTGATACTTACGAGAAGGAATTTGAGCGTTTCGGTAATCGTTCAGTTTCTGCGTTCTTACGTATGGTAGGTGCGGAAATGCCTTCTAATTCTGATTTGGTTAAATGGTCTGAACAAGGTCGTTTGCATACCAAGTACACAAACGTGGTAGCACAAGGTGCTTTAAGTGATGATACTGCTACGTTCTTGGTTAATGACACATTGATTCCTTCTACAGGTGGTACCGTAAATGGTATTGCTATTCGTAAGGGTCAAACTGTTATGATTACACCAACAGCTACTAGCTCTGTAGTAAACAAGGGTATTGTTATCGCGGTTAATACAACTGCAAACACTTTCCAAGTTGCTTTCTACGAAGGTGCAGGTCAAGCTTTTGCTGTTAACACTGTTTGTACAGTAATGGTGTATGGTTCAGAATTTAAGAAAGGAGCTAATGGAATGATTGGTTCTTTGGAAGCTGAATCAATTTTCAAAGAAAACAGTCCTATCATCATCAAGGATAAGTATGCTGTCAACGGTTCTGACATGGCTCAGATTGGTTGGGTAGAAGTTACTACTGAGAATGGTGCTACAGGTTTCTTGTGGTATTTGAAATCAGAACACGAGACTCGTCTTCGTTTTGAAGATTATTTAGAAACATCTATGTTAGAAGCTGTTCCTGCTGAAACAGGTTCAGGTGTTGTTTCACAAACAACTTACACTGATGCAGGTACTAAAGGTTCTAAGGGTGTATTCTACTCTGTGAATGCTGATGGTAACGTATGGTCAGGTGGTTATCCTACTAACATGGCTGACTTCGATACAATTGTTGCTGCGTTGGATAAGCAAGGTGCAATTGAAGAGAACGTATTGTTCGTTAATCGTAAGTTTAGCTTCGCTATCGATGACTTCTTAGCTCAAGTAAGTGGTTACGCAGGGTCAGGTACTGCTGCTAACGCTGCTTCATTCGGTCTTTTTGAGAACGATATGAACATGGCCTTGAACTTAGGGTTCTCAGGTTTCCGTCGTGGTTATGACTTCTACAAGTCTGATTGGAAATACTTGAACGATATCACAATGCGTGGTGGGTTAACAAGTACAGGTGCTGCCGTAAATGGTATGTTGGTTCCTGCAGGTTCTACTACTGTTTATGACCAAATCCTTGGTAAGAACGCTAAGCGTCCTTTCTTACACGTTCGCTACCGTGCTTCAGAAACTGAAGACCGTCGTTACAAAACGTGGATTACAGGTTCTGCGGGTGGTGCGCAAACAAGTGACCTCGATGCTATGGAAGTTCACTTCCTTTCTGAGCGTTGCGTGTGCGTATTAGGTGCAAACAACTTCGTGGTATTTAAAGGGTAACCTTTAATATAAAGGGGAGGAGGCATAAAAATCTCCTCCCTTTTTTTTATTATCTTTGAACTATAAATCTTATCTAATGAAAAAAGAAATTAAGAAAGGGGTAGACAAGGTCTACCGTTTATTAGGGAACCAAACTCCGTTGAGTTATATTATCCCTGTTCGTAATACCGTAACGTATCCTTTGTTATGGTTTGATGAAGAGAACAATATCAATCGCGCTTTGCGATATGCATCCAATCAAAAAACTCCATTTGAAGATGAACAAGATGGCAACGTAATTGTTGAGCCTGTTATCTTTGTAGATGGTATGCTACGTGTCCCACGTACTAACCCTGTGTTACAGGAGTTTTTGCATTACCACCCAATGAATGGGATGACTTTTGAAGAAGTTAATACAGAACGTGATGCTGCAGCAGAAGTTGCAAATCTTAATATTGAAGTTGAGGCTTTGGTAGAAGCCAAGAGTTTATCTTTAGAAGAAGCTGAGTCTGTTTATCGTTTGTTGTTTAATACTTCAACTGAAACAGTAAGTACAGCAGAATTGCGCCGCGACATCTTGGTATTTGCTAAGCGCAGTCCAAAAGGTTTCTTGGATATTATCAATGACCCTGCTTTAAAATACAAGTCTAAGATTCAGACATTCTTTGAAAAAAAATTGTTGACATTCAAGAACAACAAGAAAGAAGTTTGGTTTAATACAGATAGCAATAAGAAGAAGATGTTAAGTGTAGCATATGGACAAGACCCATACGATGCAGTAGGAGAATACCTACGTAGCGACGATGGTATTGATGCCTTACGTTTGCTTGACAGCTTAGTTAAATAATGTTGATTTGGTTTGGGTAATTAAAGGGGGAGCTTCGGCTCTCCCTTTTTTTTAGTTATCTTTGTAAAAAAGAATACAGATGATTAATTCTGTCAGAAATACAGTCTTATCCGTATTAAACAAAAATAATTACGGATACCTATCCCCTTCTGATTTTAATCTTTTTGCCAAGCAGGCGCAGCTAGAAGTCTTTGAAGAATACTTTAGAGAATATAATGCGCTTATTGACAAGGAGAATAAAAGATATGTACTATCTAATGTAGCTAGCTATAGCTCTTCAGGTGTAGACTATGCAGACATGCGTAAGAACATGGAAGAAAACTTAGAAGTGTTTTATCGTGTAGATAACCTACAGCATATTAGTGGGAATGTTTATAGTATGCCAACCATCCCTACAACAGGGTATGATTATTTCTTTGTGAATAAGATATTGTGCTATGATGTTAGTGGCATGAACCCTATTTACTTAGGAGAAGCAGAAAAGGTAAGCAATGGGCGAATCACCTTATTGGTTAACTCAAACCTTACAGCACCAACAACAAAGTATCCTGCTTATACTATCCAAGGAGACCAATTAACGGTGTACCCATCTACATTAAATGTACAGGATGCTGTTGAGTGTCATTACTTTAGATACCCTAAGGACCCGAAGTGGACATACATTACATTGGGTGGCGGTGCGCCAATCTTTGACCAAACACAATCTGACTATCAAGACTTTGAGGTTAGGCCTGAAGATGAGGTTAGTTTGGTTATAAAGATATTAGCCTATGCAGGTGTCTCTATCCGTGAAGCTGATGTATATGTCTTTGCTAAGAAAGAAGAAACAGAACAAGAAGCTCAAAAATAATAATATATGGCTTATATATCTCAATACGAGTATTACGAAAATAATGGGAACTCCCCTGAAGAAAAGAATTGGGGTAGCTATCAATATATATCATTAGCTGATATTGTCAACAACTTCTTGTTGATGTATGTCGGCAATAACTCTTTGATTACTAAAGAAGATAGATTTAAAATATTGTTTCATGCAAAGCGTGCAATACAAGAATTAAACTATGATGCTTTTAAAGAGATTAAGATATTGCAACTTACCGTTGGTGATGACTTAAGATTTATATTGCCTAGTGACTTTGTTAATTGGGTTCGCATTAGTTTGTATAACGCAGGAGCTTTGATGCCATTGAGTGAGAACATTCAAACTCAAACATCACGTGCTTATCTACAGGACCATAATGCAAAGATATTATTTGATGAAGACGGCAACGTGTTAGAGCCACAATATTCTCAGTTAGATTGGGAGCGTTTGCAAGGTACAGGTAAAAGTATTTACTTAGACCGCAACAAATTATTCTATGGGCAGTATGGGTATTACTTTGAAGGTAAATGGTATTTTGATTTTACTGTTGGGTCTCGTTTTGGATTAAACACTGAAACAGCCAATACTAACCCTACATTTACAATAGACAAAAAGACAGGCGTTATTAACTTCAGCTCTAATATGCTAAATGAATTGTGCGTATTAGAGTATGTTAGTGATGGTATGGAGAATGGGGATGATACATTGGTGTCGGTTAATAAAATGTTTGAATCGTATGTGTATGCATATATTCAATATGAGTTGTTAAAGTCAAAGCTAGGTGTTCAATGATTTGAATATCACCAAATGAACTCTCACATATTTTGTAGTTAACAAGGCCTAAGTTAAACTCGTTTAGTTTATTTACGTTAGACTCGCTATTGAATACACCACTATAGGTAATGTCAGAAAATCTGTCAGCCTCCATAAAGTCCTGAGCAGATACAGACATAACCCTATTCCCTAAATTAAAGTAGTGACCTGTAATAGAGTCTCTTACTTTGTAACTCTCTACCC